CCGATAAACCGGCAAACTCCATCAGTGCCTCGATCCAATCAAGGTAAATGCCCGCGTCTCGATCATTGGTCCTCCTCAGCCTTGGACCCATTGGAACCAACGTGCCGTTGCCAGGTTCTGCAAAGTCGGCCATCAACAGCCAGTACGAAATCCGGCTAGCCGCTTGATCGAGTTCGCGCTTGATCTGCGAATCGTCCTTGTCACCGAATTCCTTGACTTCCGATTCCATGAAAGGCTTGAATTCGCGTTCAGCGAACGGCTCGAGCAACCATTTGGTCCGTCGCATACTGGCGCGTCTGTACGCCTCCGATAACGGTAACGTCCCACCTTCTTCGTCCTCCTCGATGACTATGTCAGCCACCTCCCACCGCAAGCGGCGAAAGCGAAATCCCGTGCGCTGCGATTTGGCGGCCATTTCAGTTTGCCTCCTTAGGCAGATCGGTAAGGGCAGCCGGCAACGAATTGAACTTGGATTCGAGCCAATCGAGCCTTGACATAGCGCGATCCAGCCGGGTGCTGCCGCGATTATATTCGGCCTTCAGCTCGCCGACCAGCGTCGCGATTTGACCCGCCAAAAAACGGATCGATTAGTCCTGCCTGTCCTGCCCATGTTCGATGGCTCTAAGTCGATCCTCGATACTCTCACGTTGCGGAACATCGCGACGTCCATCGTCGTCACCGTTGCGAGGCGATGAAGGTGGCAGGCCTAGTTTCTTGGACATTACGAGACTTCGGTCGGGAGCGCAGGACGCATGGAGGAAAACATGTCGATCATTGGCAGTGTGCAACACGATTCAGTCAGCTTAGTGATCACGGCCACTTCGATCCTCGCAATGCTGCTTCGCTGGCCTCCGATAGACCCGCCAGCCTGAATGCGGGCTGAATGAACAGCGTCTAAACAAGGCACTTTTCGATATCGGCCTCGTTATCCGATCACAGGTTCGTCTTTCATTTGCGCTTCAATCTGCTTAAGTATGTGCGCGCTTGCAAGGTCACGACCCGCGGGGGGCGCGGCTATTGGTGCGATCAATGCTGGAGGGATGTCATGCGGTCCGTAGCAGCGATCCTTGCCGTTCTGTCTTGTGCAGCGGGCATTCTGCTTTCGGGATCAGTGGCGCGGGCTGATGATGAGACCGATAATTTGTTCAAGCAGGTCCGAGCGCTTGAAGCGGCCGGTAAGTTCCCCGAAGCAATGCTCATCGCTGAGCGCCTTGAGGCGCTGACGCTGAAACGCTTTGGCGAAGTTAGCGCGGACCACGCGGACGCATTGAGCTGGCTTGGCGAACTTGATCAGGACGAAGGCCGTTTTGGCGAAGCTGAGCGATTGTTGAAACGCGCGCTAAATATCAACGAGAAAGCCCTTGGCCCGGATCATCGAACTGTGGGCAGAGATCTCAACAACCTTGCTATGCTCTACCAGGACCAAGGCCGGTTCGTGGAGGCCGAGCCACTAATGAGGCGGGCGCTCACGATAATGCAAAATGCGCTTGGCGCGAATCATCAGAATGTAGGTACGGAATTGATGAACCTCGCCTCGGTCTATCGAGATGAGGGTCGGGTAGCCGAAGCCGAGCCGCTATTGAAGCGGGCGTTGGAAATTGAAGAGAAGGCGCTCGGCACGGGTCACCCGAACGTGGCTCCGGTCCTGAAAAATCTCGCCTTGCTCTACAAGGAACAAGACCGCTTTCGCGAGGCTGAACCATTGTTCAAGCGCGCGCTCGCTATCGATGAAAAAGCATTGGGTGGGGATCACCCAAGTGTCGGCGGCGATCTGAACAATCTCGCAGCACTCTACCACAACCAAGGCCGATTGGACGAAGCCGAACAATTGTTGAAGCGTGCCCTCGCCATTGACGAGAGGGCCCTCGGCCCGGATCATCCGAGCGTAGCCCCAGACCTAAACCACCTTGGTTTAGTTTACCGCGACCAAGGCCGGCTCGCCGACGCCGAGCAGACGTTCAAGCGCGCGCTCGCCATCGTTGAGAAGGCGCTCGGCCCCGGTCATCCTCGTGTGGGAGTGGCCCTGAACAACCTCGCCTTGGTCTACGATGACCAAGGCCGGCTCGCCGAGGCCGAGCCGCTTTTCAAACGCGCACTCGCGATTGACGAGAAGGCACTCGGCCCGGATCATGCGACCGTTGCCATTCTAAGAGAAGATCTTGGCACGCTTTATTTGACTGCTCAAAAGGCGGCTGCGGCTGAGCCGCTTCTTCTCGCGGCTCTTAGGTCAGACGAGAAGAACTTCGGTGTTGGCAGTCCCGAGACAGCCTACGCCCTTTCTGAGCTCGGCGATCTGTATCGCCAGCTTGGCGACTGCGAAAGAGCTAACGGATTCTTCGCTCGCGCGCACAATGCTGGAGGATCAATCCTCGGCGAGATCCGCGTTCTCTTCGCCACCGACCGAACGAGAGATGACAAACGGGCGGCTCTCACTTTTTCCTCAATATCCGGTACCGGCTTGACGCTTGGTAGCGCGGCCGTCGTAGTACCGACTGACGAGCGGCGCACCCAAGATCTCGCCTTGCGCAGGGCGGCGGCAAAAACGAAAAATCCCGAGGGCGCCTCAGCGCAAGTTACCGCCGTTCATCGGATGGCGCTATCATGTGCCACTGTTTCAGTCGAGCGGCAGATCCTGGCCGTAGCCTCAAATTCCATGGCTACCGCGACACACAATCCTGGCCAAGCAATCGTATATGTCCACGGCTTCAATAACAGCTTTGAGGATGCCCTCCGCCGCGCCGGTCAAATAGGCTATGACCTGCGCTTCGATGGTCCAATCTTTGCATTTTCGTGGCCGTCGAAGAACTCTGTGTTCGGCTATCTTGCTGATGCCAAGAGCGCCCGCGATGCGGCGCCTGCTTTGAAGGACCTACTTATCAGGATTATCAAGGGCACCGGCGTCAGGAAAATCCACTTCATCGCGCACAGCATGGGGAACGTGCTGCTTCTCGATGCACTGCAACAATTGCTCAAGAGTGATCCTGAGGATGCAGGCTCGATCGGGGAGATCATAGATGCCTCTCCGGACATTGATCCCAAGGAGATGAAGGCCTCAGTGACGGCAATCGAGGCCAAAGGCCCGCGCTTCACCATCTATGCCTCGCGCAACGACTGGGCGTTGTACACGAGCAGCATTTTGCATGCGCTGCTTGATCTGACGCCAGCCGCGCGCGCAGGATTCGTTGGTAGCGCGCCGCTGATCATCCCCGGGGTCGACACTTTGGATGTGACCAACACGGGCCTCTATTTTGGTCTCAATCACGATCTCTACGCCTCGAATCCCACGCTCGTTACCGACATGCGCCGATTGATCGGAGCGGGTACCAGACCACCCGACAAGCGCAATTCAGCTTTTGAAGCAGTGTCGATCGCAGAGGGAAAGTATTGGCGGCTGAAGGCGGTGCAGGCCGCACCATAGTGGGTGAACCGATACTGGGCCCTAACGCCCTAGCCGCCCTTTGCCTTTAAGGCTGGTCCTAGAAGGGAGGGGGTCTTTGGGTCCTTCCGTACCCGTCCCAGCCTGCTAGCGGGAGCTCGCCGCCGCAGTCTTCGCTCTCCGGATGATTTTTTTGTTGTGTTTCAACTCATTAGAATTCAATTCCGCGGTGAAGCGGCTTTAGTGGGAAACATGGCAAAAAATGCTCAAATCATTGATGTGCAGTCGTGGTCGATCGAAAAGGTCAGGCCATACCCGAACAATCCCCGGATCATCAGCGATGAAGGCGTTCAGGCCGTCGCGACATCCATCCGCGAGTTCGGTTGGCGCCAGCCGATCGTTGTCGACACGAATGGCGTCATCGTAGTCGGGCATACGCGATTTCTGGCGGCCAAGAGTCTCGGCATCACCACGGTGCCGGTGCATGTCGCGAAGGGCCTGTCGCCAGAGAAGATCACGGCCTATCGCGTGACCGACAACAAGGTTGCTGATTATGGAGCATGGGCATTCGACAAGTTGGCCGAGGAACTGAATTCGATCAGCAATCACGGCATCGACCTCAACGTGGTCGGCTTCACCGACGCCGAGCTCGAGGACATCCTCAAGCAATTGGGCCCGGATGGCGACAGCAGCGACGATGTTGTCGGCACCCCGGAAGACGAACCGGAAATGATCGAGTGCCCACACTGCAAGAAGGCATTCACCTACCAGGGGTGATCAATGGGCGAACGCCTAACGCGCCGGGAAGTGGCCGAACGCTTCGGCGTCACCACGCAGCGCATAAGTAACATGATTTCCAAGGGCGAGTTGCCGGTCGGCTCGGATGGAAAGATCGATTGGGATGTTGCCCAGTCTATTCGCGGCTCCTTCGATCCTGCCAAGGTTCAGGGCCAGCAATTTAACAAAGTCGTGGGCGGCAACGCTGCCGGCAGGAAGAACGCTAAGGCCGCGCCGCCGGCGAGTGACAAGCCCGGGCTAACGGTCGTGAGCGGCGGCGGTTCTGGTGGCGGCGGAAACCAGTTCCAACAGGCCAAGACGCTCGAGGCCGTGTTCAAAGCAAAAAGTGGTGAGCTCAAATATCGGCAACTGGCCGGCCAACTCGTCGAGCGAGAGGTCGTCAAGCATGACGCCCACAGCGCCGGCCGAATGATCCAGCAGCGTCTGCTCGGCGTAGGCAATCGCCTCGCCCCAATGATCGCCCCGATGGACGACCTCGTCGCGATCCGAAAGCTGGTCGATCAAGAAATGCGTGAAGTCATCGAACAAATGCAGCGCGAGCTGACTGCTCTTGGACGAGAGGGGGCGGAAAGCGCGAAATCGGGATAGAGGAACCCATGACCGACACCGGCATCGTCGAGGGGCTTGTTGCCGGTCTTGCGCTACCGCCAGAATTCACCGTGTCACAGTGGGCAGACGCCAACATCCTCTTGCCGGCCGAGACGTCTTCGATGCCTGGCCGCTGGCGAACGGATTTCGCGCCCTACCAGCGTGAGATCCTCGACTCTTTCGGAGATCCGGACATCCACATGGTCGTTTGGATGGCGAGCGCACAAACCGGCAAGACCAGCGCTATTTCCATTGGATGCGGCTTCTACATCGCCTTCGCCCCGGCGCCCATGATTATGGTGATGCCGACCGAGGACATGGCCAAGGTCTTTTCTCAAACCAAGCTGGCACCTATGATCGCTAGCACGCCAGCCCTTAGCGAACGTGTTGCGGACCAGACTGGCGCATCAGCAGCCAACCGCATTCTGCACAAGTCTTTCCCTGGCGGCTTTCTCCGCATGGTCGGTGGTGGTTCTGCCGTCGCGCTTCGGTCTGTGTCGGTCAAGGTGGTCTGGATCGACGAGACGGACGGCCTGGAGAACGACGTCGGCGGTGAAGGCGATCCGATAGAGCTCGCGATCAAGCGGTCGCAAACATTTTTCGATAGCAAGGTGATCTGCACATCGACACCGACGCTTAAGGGGCTGTCGAAGATCGACTCGCTTTATCAGCGCAGCGATCAGCGCAAATACTTCGTACCATGCCACGAGCCGCAGTGTGGCGAATTCCAGGTTCCGGTTTGGGAGCGTGTTCACTGGACGCAAGGCAAGCCCGAATCCGCCCAATACACATGCTCGCAGTGCGGTTCGTTCTGGACGGACTCCCAGCTCAAGATGGCCGTGCGCCAAGGTCAGTGGCGCGCAACAGCAGAATTCCGCGGTGTAGCCGGCTTCCACAGCAACCAGCTGATCAGCCCGTTCTCGTCGCTCTCGGAGATCGTCGAGCAGTACGAGCGCGCGAAGGACAAGCCGAACGAGTTGAAGGTGTGGACCAACACCGTTCTCGGCGAAGTCTACGACGATATGGTGAACAACAGTCTCGACACCGAGATGCTTCTCGCCCGCCGCGAAGGGTATCCCAAGGGCCAATTGCCAGAGCGCTGCGTGACCATCGTAATCGGCGCCGACGTGCAGTCTGACCGCATAGAGGCATCCATCATCGGGTTTGGGCCCGACAACGAGGTATTCTATCTCGACCACGTCAAACTGATCGGTGACCCAAGCGCAAACGGCGTCTGGGCCCAGCTCGATGAGCTGGCGGCGCGCAAATTTGCTCATCCGTCAGGAAAGGTGCTCGACATCGAGGCTGTTGCGGTCGACAGCGGATTCATGACTCAACAGGTCTATGCCTGGTCCAACAAGCACATCAAGGCTGGCCGCCGCTATCACGCGATCAAGGGCATGTCAGGCGAAGGTCGCCCTGGCTGGGTCCAGTCTAAGATGAAATTCAAGGACGGCGCCAAACTCTGGAACATCGGCGTCGACGCCATCAAGTCCGAGATCATGGCCCGCCTGACGGTCAAATCACCGCCGGCGAACTACATCCACTTCTACAAGGGCGAGCAGTTCGAGGATCAGTTCTTCGACCAGCTCACAGCTGAGCGGTTTCGCATCGTCACCGATGCCAAGGGTTATCCCAAGCGCGAATGGGTCCGCATCGACGGCCGGCGAGCCGAGGTGCTTGATTGTTTCGTCTACGGAATGGCCGTTCACTCAAGCCTAAACATTGATCACCAGCAGCGCATTGATGCCATGCGCGTGCCGGTGAAGAAGGTCGATATGACGGCGCTTGGCGCGATGTTTCGACCAAAGTAGGCAAATTTGCTCAAGCAACGTCGGAGGCTTTGATGACGGAATTTGAGAGAGGCGTGCGGTTCGTGATGGAGAGCGAAGAGCACTATGGTGCGCCCCTTCGCTTGTTTGGAAATTTCGGCATGTCCATGCGACGCCGAACTCCTGAAAGCTTGACGCCCGGCTCTGCCGCCCATCGTGAGCGGCGAATCCAGGCGGTTTTGGCGTGCTCAAAGTTGCCAGGCAAGCAGGAGGAGGCGACCTTCACCGATCTCACCGGAAGAAATTGGTATTAGGGGAACGCAAAATCAATGCAGCAGATCCGGATCGACCGATCCCTCGTGCCGACTGAGTGGCTCGCCTGCGTCGTAACCCATCCGCTCGCATGCGACCACACCCGCCATATCGCCGCCCTCTTGGCGCTTCGGTCCGAACTTCACGGCAACCCTGTGTCACTTGGTTACAACTCGAGCTTCGACATCAAAGCTCTGCAAGTTGCGATGTTCGGTCAGGCGTCTCCAGCCGGTGCCGCTCGCGTGGATGAGGAATTGACCCGACTTCAGCGCATTGGCTGCCTCGAGGTGGAGAAGGTTCTGTCGCCTGCCGGGCTGACTTCACTCAGCGTGACGCTGGTCCGACCGACCGGGGTGTCGAAATGACCATTCCCTGCCAGACCTTTGACTCAACGGGAATGAACTGCCTCGCCCAACTCAGTATGATTTACTCGTCGTACACTGCATTGCTGACGGGCACCCGAAAGGTGCGCGTTAGGCACGGCGCCCATTTTGTCGAATATCAGCCTGCCATTGCCGGCGATGTAGCCGCGCTGCGCGAGCTTTACGAGGCGCTGTACAGCCAGTGTCCAGGAGCCGCGCTCTCAGGACTCCCGAACCTCGACAAGGGCGCTCGTGTCAAGCGGCGCGGGCCAGGATTTATGTACGCGCGCACATAACCAAATAGGGGGCTGCATTGAGCGGACTTGCAATTGGCAGCCCTGGCTCTCCAAGCGTGTTCGCCCCCGACCCATTCTCGCCGAGCTCCAGACTTTCGGGGGAGATTTTGGCGTGGCGTCCAGCACTGAATTCTGCCGATCGCGATATGATTGGCCGGGAGCCGCAGCAGGCTCGCGCGCGCAATCTCGCGATGATGGATCCTTACGGGCAGAATGCTGCCCGTATCCAGCGGGAGTCCGTCATTGGCCTGCATTTCCGGTTATCCCTCCAGCCCGACGCGCTGGCCTTGGGCATTAGCCCTGACGCGGCTGATAATTGGGCCCATATGGTCGAGCGCGAGTGGGAGGGGTATGCCGAGGGACTTGGCTTCGATAGTGACGCCGGCCGCAAGAACACTTTTACGCAGCAGATGGCGACCGTTGCCACAAGCCTCATCGTGAATGGCGAGGCGTTCGGCGTAATGCAGTGGAAGCCGGGGATGCTTGGCTACAAGACTTGCCTGCACCTCATCGACACCGAGCGCGTGTCGACGCCGTGGGATTATCTCTACGATCCGACCGTCCGCTATGGCGTGAAGATCGACGATCATCTCGCGCCGACCGGCTACTTCATTCGCAAGGCAAACCCGTCCGACGCCATCTTTGGTTCGAAGCTGGCGATGAACGCCTATAAGTGGGAGTTCGTCGAGCGGCACACCGAATGGGGCCGCCCGCAGGTCATGCACGTGTTCGACAATACCCGGCCCGACCAGACGCGAGGCATGTCGCCGTTCACCGCGGTCGCGCGCCAACTCAAGATGCTGGGTGACTGGAGTGAGGCTGCACTCGAGAAGCAGCTCATCGGCGCAAGCTTCGCGGCCGTGATTGAATCCGAGCTCGACACTGACAAGGCGTTCGAAGTCATTGGCGCCCAGACTCCTGAAAAATATAACGACTCCATCAGGCAGCTTATTGGGGGCCGCATGGCCACAGCTGCCGAGTTCCACAACGGTATGGGCGGCATCAAGTTCAACGGCTCGCGCGTTCCACATATGGTGCCGGGCGAGAAGCTGCATATGGTCAACTCCCAATCTGCGGGTGCTGACTACGCTTCGTTCGAGAAGGCGATGCTGAAGCAGCTCGCGGCAGGCCTTGGCGTTCCCTACGAGAGTCTGTCGAGAGACTTCAGCGACAGCAGCTATTCGGCGGCGCGGCTCTCGCTCAACGATATCTGGCGAACGTTCTTCATTGCGCGCCGGCTGATCACAAAAAAGATTGCGATGCCGTTCGTTGCAGCATGGCTCGAGGAGGCCATAACATCCGGAAGGCTTCCGATGCCGAACGGCTCGGTTGGCACGCTCGAGGACTTTGTCAGCAAGCGGCACATGATCGTTCGCGGTGCATTCCTCAGCCACGGGAAGCCCGTGATTGATCCTGGGAAAGAAGTTGACGGAATCTCCAAGATGCTCGCTCTCGGCCTCACGACGCTCGAGGAAGAGACGGCAAATCTGGGTCGCGACTGGAGCGAGACCCTGCACCAGCGCCAGCGTGAAAAGGATCTGCGCGAGGAACTCGGACTGAACGTCCTTGGGCCTGGCCTCGACCCAACGCTTATCGTTGGTCAGCCGCCAACTCCGCAGCCGCAAGACGCGCCATCGTCGGCTGAGAAATCGGGGGCGGGCGCGGCCTGAACGACCTGGTCTCGCGCCTTTCAAGCCCCTTGCTCCCTGGCCCCGCTTGGCTCGCCCTCGGGTCGGCGGGGCCAAAACCCGGAGACTGATAGATGTCAGCACACCTCTCGTTGGTGGCCGCTCAATTGTTTGGGCGCCCACTGATGTGCGAGCCAACTTATGCCTCCGCGGTGGCAACCGTACTCTCGGAGCGGTTTGGCGTGGCCCCGATGGTCTCGAGCGACGATCTCGAACTCGTCGAGAGACCCGTGCGATCCATCATGCTCGACGCAGACGGAGTGCTGGCGATACCTGTTGTCGGCGGCCTCTATCATCGCGGTGACGCGCTGAACGCGATGTCTGGCTCGATGAGCTACACGTATCTGAACAATCAGATCGTCTCCGCCCTCGCTGATGATGAAGTCAAGGCGATCCTGCTCGATATAGATTCGCCAGGAGGCGCCGTCGGAGGTGCGTTCGAGGCGGCCGACATGGTGCGTAAGGCATCGGCCATCAAGCCAATCTACGCGATCGCGAACACATTGGCGGCATCTGCGGCCTACGCGATTGCGTCTGGTGCCGAGAAGATTTTTGCAACTCCATCAGCTCGCGTCGGGTCGATTGGTGTCATTACGATGCACATCGATCAATCCGTCGCCATGGACCGTCGTGGCCTCAAACCCACGATCATCCATAGTGGGAAGTACAAGAAGCAGGGGAACAGCTTAGAGCCGCTATCGGAAGGCGACGTTGCCGACATCCAGGCTTCGATCGATAGCGTCTATGAAATGTTCGTCGAATTGGTCGCTTCGATGCGCCCAATGTCGGCCGATGCCATCCGCGCGACGGAAGCCCGGGTCTACGACGCGAGAGCGGCGGTGGATCTCGGCTTGGTCGACGGTGTTGCGACCTTCGAAGATGTCCGGGGGTCGCTGTCCTCTCGCGTGAATCCAAGATTCAGCGTGAGGGTCACGCCCACCGGGCAAGTCCTGCAACTCAAGGAACCAAAAGCATGACCAACGTGCAGACGCCCGCTGTTCGGGCGGAGGCGACGCGCATCGACGGCCTCGATGAGGCCTTGGCGCAAATGAAGGCTCTCGGCGTTACCGAAGGTCACAGGGCTGGCTACACTCAGGGGCGCATCGATGCTGGCGCGATCCTGACAGCAGACGCTGCCAAGGGCCGCGAGGGCTTTGCCGCAAAGCTCGCTGCTGATCCCGACATCAAGCCTGAGAAGGCGATGGCCCTGCTGACGGATGTTCCTGTCGCCAAGTCAGGCGAGAGCGCACTCGACAAGCTCATGCAAGCCCGCGACCCGAAGATCGGGACGAGCTCCCCCCAACCCGAAGACGGTCGCAGCGCCCGCTCCGCCGATCTTCAGGCCGCCGCCAAGGCCGCCAACACTCTCCGGAGGTAATCCATGAACTATCTTCCGCACCCCGCGTTTGGCGGGACGGTTTCGGCCATCACCTACAACCCGATCTTGATGCCCGGCAAGAAGCCCATTTTTGCGCCGTTCATCATCGCGGGCGGGCAGGTTCTGGCCGCAGGCAGCGTGCTCGGTGCTGTTTCTGCAACCGGCAAGCTGTTGTTCTCGGCCGCCGCTGCCGGTGACGGCTCACAGGTTCCTATGTCTGTCCTCATGGAAGACCTCGATACCACGGCTGGAGACAAGACCTTCCAGGTCCTGGTTGAGGGCTTTGTCAACGAGACGGCTCTCGTTCTCGGCGTTGGTCACACGACCGACACCGTGCGCTTCCTGCTCAACACCAGCGGCATCCACATGAAGTCGCCGCGTCATAGCTTCCTGTAACACCCTCCCCTCCTGATGGGAGGGGTTCAAATTTCGGAGGACACTTCAACTATGACGAACCCTGCCGCACTTTTCGACCGCTATGGCACGCTGGAGGTCGAGGAAATTGTCCGCACGCTGGACCCAGCCTTTAAGTGGCTGTCCTCGACGTTCTTCGGCGCGACCAAGCAGTTTGACACCGCCGCGATCGAACACGACATCGTCGAGGGCGGTCAGCGCATCGCGCCGTTCGTGTCGCCGATCGTTTCGGGCAAGCCGACCCGTCGCCTTGGCAGCCGCACCTATCAGATCCGACCGGCTTACATCAAGCTGGCGGACGTGGTGACACCCACCGAGTCGTTCACGCGCTTGCCGGGCGAGGGATATCTCGGCACGCTCACGCCGGAGCAGCGCTTCGATCGAATCGTTGCCGAGAAAATTGCTACGCATGATGAGATGATCGAGAACCGCATCGAATGGATGGCAGCCCAGGGTCTATTCAACGGCTCGATCACCATCACCGACGACGACTATCCGATGTCGTTTGTGGACTTCGAGCGCGATCCGAACAACACTATGACTGCCGCGGCGTCGTGGGGAACTGCCGCCGCCACGCCGATGTCGGACATTCAGACACTAGCGTTGCAGATCAACAAGTCGAGCCGTGGTGCCATCACCAACACTCTGGTGCTGACTGGGCTAACCTACGACAAGCTGTCGTCGAACCAGGCGTTCCGTGATCAGCTCAACAAGTTCCTGAACTTGTCGCCGAGTACGCAGAATGCGGGCTTTGAAACTGGCCCACGTTCGGCTTCCCGGCACGCCCAGTTCAAGGGCCGCCTTGCGGGTCAATACGACATCTGGACCTACGACGGTTATTTCGAAAACGACGTCGGCGTCTCGGTTCCGTTTGTTCCGGCCAACCAGGTGCTGTTCGTCGCCAACGAAGGCGCCAACTCCGGCCTCGAGGGGCGCCGTTACCATGGCCCGATCATGGATGCCGAGGCCCAGATGCGCCCGATGGCCAAGTTCGTGAAGGCTTGGCCCAACCGCGAACCGTCCGGCCTAAATGTCGTGACCCAGTCGTCGGTGGTTCTCGGCATCCGCCGTCCGAACGCGACTGGCGTGCTGAACGTCTAATCCGAGAACTGATTTGACCAAAACAAGGGTGAGCAAATTTGCTCGCCGCTCCTCCCAACATCGAAAGGACCGACTGAAATGGCGTCTCCGTATCCTACGAATATGGTCGTCGCGACCGTGAATCCGGCAAAATCCGCCAACCTCGTGATCGTTGGCGTCAATGCCGAACAAACCGTCGCAGTTCCTGGCGGAACCGCCACGATCCACGCCTCTGATGCCAAACAACTCGTGACCGCTGGCGTGGTCACCGCCCCGGGCGTCGTCGCCATCTAATGGCGAGTTGGTTGGCACAAGTTGCCAATCGGAGAGGCCTGAAAATTTGCTCAAGGGGAACACCAAATGGCAACCGCAATGCAGACTGTCACGGTCGAGAAGCCCTTCGTTGGGGCCTACAAGTGCTCGATTGACGAGTCTGACTTCATCCAGGACGAGCTCGTCGAGAATGACAAGGGCGAAATTGTCACCCGGCGAGTTCCTTACAAGCGTGTTGTGGGCCTCATGCCGCAACGGCGCCTTGCAACACCTGACGATCAGGAGAAGGCCAAGGCTGGTCATCTTTACGTCGACGGGAGCTGGGCATACGACAGTACCGAACCAATGACGATCACAGTTCCGGTGACCTTCGCCGCGCAGCTTTCCGCCAAGGGGCTTGCGAAGGCCACTGAGGTTCCGGTCAGCCCTGCCAAGAAGCATCTAAAGCCGCCGGCCTGACACGCACGTAGCCGGCTGGATTGTCGTCACAAGGGAGGGCTGATTGCCTTCCCTTTTTCGTTTCTCAGGGAGATTTCTGATGGCCAATGCGACGATCTCGCTGACCGAAAACTGGCAGTCCATTCCGGTCGGCACGTCGGGGACCATCGGTATCCAGAATATCGATGCAAGGTTCC